CCCCCCCCCGGTTAATAAAATTTATAACTTCTTTTTCTTCATCCATAAAAGTTCCTTATGTCCAATTCTCATTATCTTTTATCCACTTTTCTTCCGGGAAGTATTGTTCATTGCTCTCCGAACTCTTTTTCTCATCTGCACTCTCATGAACATTATCAAGATGCATTGTTCTCACTCCAAGAATATCTGCCGCACAGAATGCATAAACTTCGCAATCAAGATAGTGGTTATCGGCATGAGCTGTTTTTGGTCTCCACTCTTGCTTAACAACACCTTTTCCGTTTTTAACATTAACTTTGTGTTCTGCAGTTACCTGTGTCGCATACTCCATATCACAATCTTTGTATACCATCCATGCTCCCGATCCATTATTCTTTTGCATACGACCGGCAATCATGTCCTTGTATTTGCCTGTGTCAACAAGTACAAGATTCATTCCATATGCTTTACTGTCTGCTTTATTTACTTTAGACAGCCTGTAATGCGTAAGCATGTTATTGGATGAACCTTTGCTTGGCAATGCCCATTCAGAGTTATTTGCGCAAAAATCATATACTTTGTCTGTATCATTTCCAGAGTCAATCAGTGCCAATGCCACCACAAGAGGTGTGCTGTCAACCATTTGATATGATAGATTCATTATTCTTTCAACCTCTTGGAATGAATAAGCTTGTCCATGTGCAATGTTCTGACTTGTAAAATAGTCACCCCATGCTCTTATGCTCCAATACAAACAGTTTTCCTGCACATCAACTCCTGCGGTAAGCACCTTTGTCCACTCCGGGACAATGAACTCTTCACATTCCGTCTGTCTTTCGAGAACCAGCTCAGCACTTGTCTTAAGCTTTGTATCCTCCCAAGGCTCCGCAAGCCAGCTATTCGCAAAGTTTTGTAACCTCTCAGGGTCCTCATGGCTATCCAAAAACTCTTTTGCTATTGCAGAAAATCTCACAAACGGTGAATATAAAGTATTCATCCAGAATGCAACTTTTCTTGCAAACTTTGTGTTTTCCTTTACTGTCCGCCACTCTCCCAACCTTAGCATATCGGGCTTATCTTTATCTGTAATTATACAGCCACATTCCTGACATACATAGGTGGCAAACTCTGCACGATCCGCATAGCTCATGCCTTCACCATTTGGAAATTTTATCTGTTTCATTTTCAACTCTATGTATTCGCCACAGTGAGGGCAAGGCACAAAGTAATGCTTTTCGATGTCTGCATCTTCCAATGCTTTCCATATATGTCCGTCTCTTAGTGTCGGAGTACTGGTTATAAATATCTTTTTGTTATGAAAGGTTTTTGTTCTCTCCCTTGCAAGTGATATAGGATCTGCTTCCTTCTTACTTGCTCCGGGATACTTATCTACCTCATCTAAAAAAAGATACTTGATAGCTTTACTTGCAAGGCTTGACGGTGAGTTTGAGCCTGCAAGTGTCAGATACATTCCGTCAAACTGTAGTTCCAGCCTTGTTGAGTCATTCTCTAGATACCTTTTTTTTAATCCCGGAGCCGCCTTTATCATAGGCTGCAGTCTGTTTTCTGATATGGATTCAGCAAGCTTATCTGTAGGATAAACAATCATAGTAGGAGCCGGATCTTGTTGGATGATATATCCCACCATGTTTTGCAGGCACTCCGTACCTCCTACCTGAGTAGGCTTTACATAGATTATCTCTTCCGTCTCATAGTTATTAAACTCATCCATTATACCTTTAAGATATGGAGTTTGCTCCGTTCTCCACGGTCCCGGCATAGCGGAAGATTTTACATCCAATACTCTATACTTATCAGCCCATTCACTAACTGTAATATCTTCAGGTGGCTTTAGGAATTTAAGTACTTCTTTTTGGTAGTTTGTAACCTCAAATCTACGGAACGGATTTCTTGCCACGCTTCTTCTTTTCCAATTCCTCATGTGTACAGCCCGCCACCACAAAGCTGTCCATCAATCTTATGACCTCTGAGCTCAAATCTTTTTCTACTGACCTAAGTTCCACAGGATCGCAATGTCCAATTATCCTTCCTACAAGTCTGCTTGGCAAAGATAATGCAAACTTCTTGAATGCAACAAAAAATCGGCTATAGTCCATCTTTACCTCTTCAATATCAATGTACTTACCCGATGCTATCTCAGTCTTTAGTCTATGCATTTCTCCCTGTGACTCCTTCAAGGCAATCTCTGCTTGAAGTTTTTGCTCTTTGAGCTCCATTTCTTTTTCAGATCTGCTTTTTCCATAGGCTTTATCTGAAAGATACTTTATATATCTCTGTATAGTTGGACCCAACTCATATCTATTGCCTTCTACTGTTTTCGTTGTAGCAATAATTCCTTCCTGTGTCAGCTGCTGAACCCTGCGAACTGATACTCCAAAAAGTGACGAAATGACTTCCACACGATAAAAACTCCCTTGCTGTTCTTCTGCCATTATCCATCACCTCCTGAAATCCTTATTGCACTCTGACCGGTATACTCTTCCCATCTTTTCACTATGACATCACAGAACTTCTCATCAAGTTCCATGAGGAATGCGGTCCTTCCAAGCTGTTCTGCCGCCATCAGAGTACTTCCACTACCTCCAAATAAGTCAAGTACATTCCATCCCGACTTGCTGGAGTTACTCATAAGCCTTCCTATCAGTGTTACCGGCTTCATTGTGGGATGTATGTCATTTCTTGTAGGCTTATTCTCATAAATTACCGATGTCTGGTCTTTATACTTTCTATGCATATCTTCAATATATGCTATAAGGTCAGCCTTTTTCATAGCTTCAAAGTCCACGTCATCTTCCAAAATCACAGTATCTTGTGTTCTGTCATTAATAAAATAATGTGCTGCTCCCTCTTTCCAACCATAAAGACAAGGTTCATGCCTCCACTGATAGTCCTGCCTGCCCAGTACAAACGCATTCTTTTCCCAGATTAAACATTGTGCGAGCTTCAATCCTGCATCAAGGAACGCCTGTCTAAATATATGCCCGGTACTTTCAGCATGAAAGACATATATAGCTGCTCCCTCTCGCATAAATTCATAAGCACTTTGATAAACCTGAAGCATAAAAGAATAAAAGCTTTCATTATCCATGTTGTCATTTTTTATTCTGCTGTTATTTCTATGCCCTTTCTGAAGATATGTATCCAGCATTTCCGCCTTATCCCCATAGTTAACATTGTATGGTGGGTCTGTAATAATTAAATCAGCAATCTCGCCTTTCATAAGAGTGGTCACATCTTCCTGTGAGGTGGAATCTCCACACATAAGTCTATGCCTTCCAAGCTTCCACACATCTCCAAGCTTCGTCTTTGGCAAATATACCTGTTCCAATGCCTCACTCTCATCAAAGTCATCATCTATTGCTTCAGGCTCAATTGCAAGCCTATCCACCAGCTCTGTGAGCTCACCCGACTCAAACCCTGTTATTGAAATATCGTAATCTCCAAGGTCTAAATCTAGAAGCAAATCTTTTAATTTTATTTCATCCCACTCACCTGTTATTTTATTAAGGGCAATATTGAGAGCCTTTTCTCTTTGCTTGTCTAGACTGACAACTACTACATCCACCTCTTCATATCCTAAATCTTTTAGGACTGTGCATCTCTGGTGACCGCCAATGATTGTGCCGTCTTCATTTATAATTATCGGATCTACATATCCAAACTCTTCTATACTTCTTTTTATCTTCTGATACTCACTATCTTCGGGAGTTAAGGCTTTTCTTGGATTGTAATCTGCCGCCTTTAAGTCCAATAGCTTTCTTCGTTCGGTAGTTAATTGCTGATTCATCCTATCTATTCTCCTATATTTCTTCCCTGATTGCTTTTTCCTTTGTAAAAAGCTCCCATCTATGAATTATTCCTTCGCAATATTTTTCATCTAATTCCATCATGTAGCAGGTTCTCCTCGTCTGTTCTGAAGCTATAAGCGTTGTGCCACTTCCACCAAATAAATCCAGTATCAAATCTCCTTCTTTTGTAGTCTGAAGAATTGCCTGTCTTGCCAATGACTTCGGTTTTTGTGTTGGGTGAATGTACTGCGAGGGCTCATCTGGAACATGTTTCCAAACAGAACCCATTCTTTTACCTACAATTTCTTTCCCTTGGTTTGAGACCAATGCCACTTCATAGTCTGTACTAAATGTATGCTTTAAGTCACCCATTCCACCCTTTGCTTTATACCATATAAGCATGTTTGTCATATTAAGATACTTAGTAAATTCAGGAATCCATAAATTCAAAACTCTCCATGTTGTAAAAATAAAAACGAAGCCAGTACAAAACTTCGGAATAAATTTAATGAATGGAAGAATCACATCATCATTTTGTATTACTTCAAACTTTTCACTTCTGGTTCGCTGATTGCTTTGAAAGCTTATACCATATGGTGGATCAGTGAATAACATATCAGCTGTCTTTCCATTCATAAGTCTTTCTATATCATTCTCATTTGCACTATCCCCACACATCAGCCTATGACTGCCGAGCCTCCAAATTTCATTCTTTTTCACTTTATTCATATATTAATCCTTCTACTAGGTTCGTAACGAAATGTAGAATTTCTTTTTGATTTTTTAGGGATACGGACCGCGCCGTTTTCCGCCCCGCATGTGGCCTCCCCCTCTGGTAGTACCTACTATTTTTGATGCATTCAGTATTTTGTATAAAAAAAGGACATAGCACAGGACTCCATCGGCCTTACGCTATATCCCCTTTCGTTATACTCCATGCTACTATAATAACACATATAAAAGTCTATTTGTGTCTACTCTTTAGTCACTCAACCTGGTCTATCGTTCCTGTCTCTTTATCCACATTGTACTCTGCGTACTTCTTTCCTGTGAACAGTTTCTTTGCATCCTGCTCCTCTCCATCTATGTGTTCATATATCCTCACATTGATTTTATCACCCACGCTTGTCACACAGGCTGTTGTATTAAGCGTGTAGTTTACTATTGCATGTACTTCCTGATCACTCTTAAAATACATTTTATAATAATCAAGTACATACTTTTCCACTGATTTCTCTCCAGTAACCTTCGCAAGTCTCGTATTGCTGGTTGCATCGTTTTTCACATTGTCAGAAAATATTACATCAACCCCATCAATTGCCACTGACTTCTCTGTTGTTTCAGTTTCTTTTTCTGAGCTGTCTGAAATAGTTAACGACTCCACCTTCTCCTTTTTATCAGTTGCATGCTTATCATCTCCTGTAGGCTTCTTTGCCATTATACCTATAATGCATATAACAATAATAGCAATTAAAATTACAGCCATCACGTTTCTCCTTTTTTGATTCATACCATCCTCCTTGTATTGTTGTTGTGACTTCAACAATACCACCCTATGTTCCATAAAGTCAATACACTTTACTTGTTAGACTCTATATACTTTTGGAGAGTTGCCTGAACCTCATCACACCCAAGTAGCATATCAATTCCTGTGTTATAATACTTATGGCAAGAAGCTTTTGAATAGCTCATTCTTGCAGTTATAAGTTCCCAGTGTAAGCAATCTATATGCCTATACTCAAGCACACTTCTCTCTACAGAGTCAATCGGCAGGAAGTCCATTACTTCCATCACAGCAAGCATTGCTTTTTGAACTTGTGCTTGCTGTTTAATGATTCTCTCCTCAATCTCCATTGCTCTCATAACAGCATTTTCAGTTGAGGATATTTGACTTCCACTCTGTCCTCCCGGCACAGGAGAATATTTTACTCCTTGCGTGCCGGTCATTTCTTCTCTAAAGTTTTTAAGCCTAATTTCCAATTGCTTTCGCTTTATCTTCGCTCTGTAGTATTGACCAAGGTACTTTTTTAAAGTCACTTTCAACTCTTTATTATCAGTTTGCATTATCCTCTCCCTTTGTACCAAATTGATGCTTAAGCATACATTCTGTACACATACCTGTGTATCCTAAACTCTTTAGTACCCTTGCCTGTGGCATTTCAAAACACTTGCAATTGCACACCGGGCATTGAAGTAAATCCCACCCTTTTCTACCTATTGCCTGTAATCCTATGTTCTTAAGCAATGGCATTGCATATATTTTATTCTTGCTTTCTGAGGTTTTATTCATCATCACACTCTCCTTATAATTTCATCTTTTAGAATTTCTGCAACTTCCTTTACCGAAGTCACAACATATGCCCTACCACCTGATCTATTTATTTGGTCAATTGTTTCTTTCTGAATCTTACTAAGCTTCCCAATAAATGGACGCTTAACTTCAAACCCATAATAAAGCCCTCTTACTATACAAGTTATATCAGGAATCCCACTTACTGAATACGGACCGGCTGCTTCTTTCCATACGGCAGCCCCAGGAATATTTTTATTAATCCAGTCCATTATCTGCTTTTGGAAATATGATTCTTTTGGCATGTGCTCCCTAATGTAAACTTCAGCTTCATACCTGGTCTTCATTTTGTACCTTTGCATTATGTAATCCTTAAGCTCATCATAAGAGTTGAACTTTGTATAATCTAATTTACCATGAGTATGGTACGCTCTGTGTATTGCAATATCGGCGGTTGGATCCTTATATCCTTCTCTGTTTCCCATGTTCTCTCCTCTTTTTTTGTCTCATAGTCTTGGCATATTCTATTACAATAACAGTTCTTAGCCCTTTTAATGAATCTCTTTCTAATACCATACGTGTCCAAGGCGAATGCTTATTATTATCTACCTTGACTTTTTCGTTAAGTATTCCTAATATTTCCGCCATACTCATCGCTCTACCTCCTCTAAATACTTACTGTAAATTTCATTAATTCCCTCTTTGACAGCTTTAGTCAGTTCAACCACTTTATCTACATCATATTCTTTAAAGATTAAATCACTGCACTGCCTAATAATCCCTTCATCCTTTTTCTTTTCGACAAATTGACTTATATCTTCCAGACATTTATATCCCCTTTCATCTTTAACGATAAGTAAACCCTCTATAAGTATCTCATCTATCAGACCATCTGCTATTTTCTTTATTTCATTTTTCAACTCCATATAAGGCTTTTTATACTTCGTCATTAGATCCTCTTTAGAGACATTTGAATCATTCCTTTTGAGTTTCTCTACAAGCCTTTTAAGTTCATCAATCTGATTTTTTAAATCCATTTTTACTACTCACCTATTTCCTACTACACACCTGCGAAAAACCTTAGGTGTGTAGTAAAAATGGCTCAACTACGCCGTTTGTAGGCTTACTACACACCTACACACCTAATTTTTGACATACACCTTGTTTTTTTTGCAAATTTGGTGACTAGGTATCACCACTTTCCACTGAAAAATATATTGGTATATAAATGTGTGTATAGGTGTTATAGGTGTGTATAAGTGTTATAAAGCCTTATTTTAAGCCATTCTTACTACACACCTAACTACACACCTGACTACACACCTAATTTAATTTTAAAATAGGTGTGTAGTAACTTTCGTTATATTCAATATATTTTAATGCTGATATTTTAATATTTTTATGCACTCATACAGTCACCAAATTTGCTCCAATTTCTTAATTTGGTGACCTTTTTTGAAATTTGGTGACTTCTTGATTTTGCACAATTTAATCAAATGGAAGCTCCATTTGCTCATTTTCAGGGACCTGATTCCACCCACCTTCCATCGGGTTTCCGTTTTCATCCACTGCCGGCTCACTTTCCTTTACAAGTTTTCCAAGATGAAATTCTACAAATCGACACTGCCTGTTATTGAACCATTTAAATACCGAATTTTTCGTTCCTCCGCTTTTGCTTGTTGTTGTTCCGATCAGGTTTTTATCTGCCAGATATTTCATAGTCTTTCTGGATGAGTATCCTGCCTTTGTAAGTGCTTGAGTGAGCATTGATGGAAATATATACACTTCGGGTCCTTGTATAAGCCCAAGGCAGGTTCCGTATACTCTTTCTCCGAAACTGTCTTTATTTGAGAGAATCCAATCAATGATATATTGTGTGGCATTTTCATTGACATCACCAACATCTGCATCCATTTGCTCTTTTAGGATGTTTCTTGCCATCTCCTTTGCTCTTTCCCATGACTCAGGGGCTATCTGTAATGCTTCAGGATTGTCCTTAGCCTCTTTAGTGTCAAATTCTCCGACTTCATATCTATGAAGCCATTCTGAGCCCTCAAACAGCCATGTATCTATAATTGCATCAGTTAGTGCTACTGCAGCTATACCTGCGATATGTGAACCGCTCTTGCCTTTGCTTAGTTGATATACGAATTGCATCATCTCATCATATTTTGATGTTATGCTTCGCTCATCCGTATGCATCAACATCCCTATAAATGCCGGACCTGCCCAGCCGCAATTTATAGCTGATTGCTGGTGCATCATAGATGCTTCTCTTTCATCATCAAAGGGTCCTCCGTATATCTCCAGTACTCTTGTACTTACTCCTGTCTGAGATGTCTCCGTTGACAGTGGCTCCTCACCTGTAGCAAGAGCAACAGTTCTCCATGTGTGCATTGCCTGAATTCCGCCTGACTTTGCTCCTCTGATTTTCCCGGTACCGCTTGCTATCATATAAACAATCTTTTCAAGGCTGTTTTGGTTATTTCCTGCAAGCTGCCTCTCATCAATCCCAAGGGGTAGGTCACAATAAAAGGATGCCGTTCTCTCGAGACCTACCTGAGTAGCATTAAAATTTACCATCAGTCGTTCAGGGTCCCCCCATGCGGACAGTGCCGCCTTTAGTCCTGCAGTTTTTCCACCTTTAGAGCCTCCCCAGTTATAAACGAAGAATATTCTCTGTTTAATTATTCTAAGAAGCGGAGCAGTAAAGCCTGCAGCTAAAATAAATCTGAACTTATCTCTCTTCCTGTGTGGTCTCATCATCTCAAGCCAGTCTTTAAATGTACCGCTTTGACAATATGCAGCAGCAAGTGCCCTTTGCGATGGATCTATATCAAGCACTATATCTTTATCATGTCCGGGTATAAATCTCTTCCCTTCCTGCCATCCGAATGTAGATGTAGAGTCAGCCTTTCTTATGATGTCTATGTTCTCCGCCTCAAGTGCAGCTAAAAACTTAACCACCTGTTTTGCATTCTCTGAAGTAACTGTACAACCAAGGTCTGACAGCACTGTAATTCCTCTTGCCGTGAATATAGTGCTCCTTGGATATATTGCTTTGTGCCAGGTACCATCCCTTTTAAAGGCTACCTCCATCTTTTCTTCTCCGGTCTCCATACTGCGAAGTCTTCTGGTTAATATAATCGGAGTTCTGCAAACTGTTACAGGTGTAAATTTCTTCTCATCAATCTTACTTATACCCTTATCTGAATAAATCCACCCTTCAGGCTGCCTTAAATTAACGGGTGCTCCGGGCAAGGCTTCGGGGATTGATTCCTCATCTATATCAATAGTTTTGGCATTGCTGATGGCTGATTTTATCTTCTCTGCAGCTTCTTCCTTGCCATATTTGATATACACATCTGAAGGATCCTTGCACCCGAAGTTTTTGCAACTCCACTTGTATACCTGTCCGATAAACTTGCCGTCTCTTAGTGCTGTAGTAACCTTATGAAGGAATGCTTCGCCACCTTTGTCTGGCTCAACATGGATATACACTTTTAAATCCTGCAGAGTGGTTGCCCACTCTTTTCTCATCATAGAGGCTCCGGGTATTCCAAGTGTACTTATGCCCATATACCACATACTTTGACTGTCTGATTCACCTTCAACCAATACTACATATCCTGCAGTCCGTATCTGTTCCAGCTTCCACTCTCCATACATGCAGATGTCTTTGCCGGCTCCATACTTCCATCTGAATGCTTTGCCTCCGTACCTCTTTCTATATGTCACTTCATCAGAATTTTCATTAAAGTATGGAATATATAAATATTGAATTCCCTGTTTGTCCTTTTTTGTCTGTAGACAACATTGTTCTTTTAGAAACTCCTCCGGGAGCCTCTTTTCAAGTACATACTGTGCTACACTGTACGATAACAGGCTCCCCTCAGGCTTCTTATCTTCTTCTGCTTTATAAGCCCCATATTTCTTTAATATGGCTTTATAGGCTTCTTTAGTATCGATACCGTTCAGTTCTGCATAAAATGATGTAAAATTTCCGCCTCTGTCTTCAGCATGACATTTCCAACAGCCTGTTTTTAGATCTACCGAAAAAGAATTGTTTTTATCATCATGAAATGGACACAGACCTGTCAGATTATCTCCGGAGATTTTGTATTTTGGGATAATGCGAGAATATTCAGTTTTATAATCGACCAAGTGATCAATGTCCACTTCATCTACACGCATATCAAATCTCCAATCTTTGCTCTACAATCCTTCTTGCCTCTTCTTTTGTATAGTTCTTGTTACTACCCTCAAGTCCAAGTATCCCTGTCATATATTTAATTTCTTCATCCATGCCTTCACTGATTTCTTCATCTACTGTAAGCACAAAGAAAGAACTACACATCTCCATCATCTTTTTGCCGGCTTCCATACCAAAGTCTCTCTCAAACTCAACATTGTCATCTAAAAATCTTGTAAAGTATAAATGTGGTGCTATCGGTATTGCACCCATATGTATAACTCTCTCACAAGCATATTTAGCAAGTTCAATATTTTGTAGCCTTTCATCTGATGTCTTTGCTCTGTACCTTGAACAAACATATACAAACGGCATTAGTGCAGGATTCTTATTTTCTATATGCCCTTTTTCACACTGACCTACATATCTCCAAGGTGCATATTTATTCATTTTTGCTATGGTGTCATAAAGTCCAACATCTCCGATTATTGTTGCTACATGATCTATTTGAAATATATCATCTCTTTGAAAAGTTGAATTTTCCGAAAAATGGCAGAATGTTTCAGGATCTACTATTTCTCCTACTTGAATACATTCTCTTTGTTGTAAGTAATCAAAACTTCCATGTAACGGCTTCATAGTTCCTCCTTTTAATTAAACGGCAGTCCCTCATCATTCACATCATCAGGTATGCTCATCCATCCATCATCGTCCATGCCTTGATAGTTGTCGCTTTTTGCAGGTTTAGACTTATTATTATTGCCTGATGTAGCAGATTTACTTTCAGCAAATTCAACAGACTCTGCAACCACATCAGTTGTATAAACTGTTTGACCTTCTTTATTTGTATACTTGCCTGTCTGGATTCGTCCTTCAATTACTATCTTCATTCCCTGCCTGAAATATTTTTCAATAAATTCTGCAGTTTTCCCCCAAGCGATTACTCGGGGAAAGTCTGCATCTTGCTGTCCTTCCTGCTTATACTTTCTATCTACCGCTATACTAAAATTCGCACAGCATCTATCATTTGGTGTATACCTTATTTCAGGATCACGTACAAATCTTCCGATGAGTATTACTTTATTCACTCTTATCCTCCTTTTGTTCCTCTGTTACTGCTTTGAATTGATCCATTTCGCTTAAAGCCTGTTTTAAGAACTCAAGGTCTTTATTATTCTTATGATTTCCTCCGAACTTATCCTTATACCACTTCATCATCTCTTTATTCTTTGAACCACCAAGTTCTGTTGCCTTTTCTGTGATTTCATCCTGTATCTTTTTTACCTCTTCTGCCCTCTGTGCCGGAGACTTTACCGGATCGCCGTCATTTGCCCAGTCATAGAGTGCTTCACCTGACTTCTCATCAAGTACCTGAATTTTACCTTCAAATATATGAGTGTTGTCTTTTACAGCCTCTGCAAGGTGGGTATCCTGATCAATCATCCAAGTGACCATATATTCGTACTCAATATCCTTGTCCTGTTGTGCTCCCACGCCAACCTTTCTTGGTGCCATCTTTCCACGGCTGTTTGCTTCAAGGACATACTCATCCTTACCTCTCGCTGTCACTATGATATGTGCCGGTGCAAGCAGGATTTTCTCAATAATCTTCTTATTTTCTTTTTTATATTTTCCCCAAGCTTGGAATGTATTATCACCCTTAGTGGTAACCTGTACCTGGTCCTGCACCCAGTTCCACAGGTGCGTCATAGAATCTATAATAATAACCTTGTATCCTGCATCTAAGAATGCATCTATAGCAGCAATGTAATAATCCGGACTGTATTCTTCAAGACTGATAAGATCATAGTCAAATTCATTAGCATAGAGCTTATCTCTCATGCCCTCTGTTCCTATGTATCCTATCTTTGTTCCCTCACCTACTCTGCCTGCAATTCCTGTTGCCAGCCTAAGTGCTGAATATGATTTCCCACTTCCTGAAGGTCCGCTGACTAATACCTTGACACAAATTTGTTCTTTTTTTGCTTTTGTAATTGTAAAATTAATTTTTGCCATTTTATTTCTCCTCTACATCTTCAAAATCTTCTTTGTCCGACTCCATTTCATCTATATACTGTTCCAATGGAGACTTTTCTTTGTCATAAAGGTCAGCAAGAATTCTCTTACACTGTGCAGCAAACTCCATTGCAACCACTCCCATGTCAATGGCTGAATTATATAGCGAACTGACCGTATTTAAAGCATTTTTATCTTCTACCGGTAAGAGCTTAAGGAAGTCATCCATATCCGTTTTTACGCTTTTAAAAGCTTTCTGCATTATGATATAGTGTTCTGCAGATATACCGTATCCCTCATGCCTGTTTTTAACCTCTGAAAGAATCGCATTTTCCTGTATTTGCTCAAGAGTTCTATTGGCCACTTCCTGCATATTCTCTTTCAGATTATCTTTCCACTCAAAGTAGTTATCCATTAGTTGTTCCCTCCTGACCTGTAATCTTTTCTAAAACCTTTGGGAAAAGGTTCGCATACTCTGTAGTAGAAAAGAAACTTTGTGCTATTGTTTCATTCCCCTCACTGAGTTCTAAATATTTCTTATACATTCGTACAGCATTCTCTAACTTTATAGATTCATCTCTAGCTTTGTCTATTGCTTCATTAACATCACCAATAATTACATTCCTTTGAGCCCATCTCGATTCATATTCAGCCTTTACATCTCTATTGTATTTTTCCAAATCTTCAATACTTTTTAGAGTTGCCCTAACACTACAGTATGTTTCCTCTGTGTATACCTTTTTTTCTGTAATGCCATTATTCTGTCGTACATTTCTTTTCTTCACATATTTGTAATTTGAATTTCCTGAGTAGTAGTCATAATCTGTTTCAACACAAGATTTTAGATTATTTACAACCTTTAAAAATTCTTTTGCTTCAGATTCGTCTTCAAATAAAAATCAGGCTACCTGGTACAGAGCCACTTCAGGTTCAGGAATAGATGGAAGCTCCTTGTATGTCGGTGTTTCAATTGATAATGGTGCACCTGAATACATACATTCAAGATCAATCAATTCATCATATTCTTCCTTTGTAAGGTTTATAAGTTCCTCATTTGTATATTCACTAAGTCTTTTCATTAGATTTCCTCCTGTGCTTTCTTTGCTCTGCTAAGGGCCTTTGTATTTGCCTTACGCTTTGAAACTTTTAGCTGTGAGTAAACACTTAAGCATTCCGCAAGCCCTTCCGGAAGCTCTCCTGTTTCCTCTACAAGATTATTCATCGCTGAATTAAGTGTCCTTGAATCCACTCTTTCAACAATCAAATCTCCAAATCCTTCTTCACGAAGTATTTCAAAGAAGTCCAAGCCCTTTTCCATAAGCTTATCTTCTCCGATTTTTGAATAGATGGTCTTCTCCTGCAGGCTGTATTTGAAACCGTCTACTGTAGTATCAGGCTTTTCTTCATCTACCATCTGCTGTGCAATTTCCTGCTCAAGTTCATCAAGCTTCTTATTATTTTCCTTTGTCTGCTCTGCCAGTTCATCCTTTTTATCTAAGAGATCCTTATAAGCTCTTACTTTGTCATCTAATGTTATTACTGTTTCCATATTATTCCTCTCTTTCTTTAGAGCTAATATTATCTACACCGGAAAATATATTTGATTCCAAATTGCCGGTTATAATTTCTCTTAAATACTTATGCGGAACATCACAATTTATTCCATTTATGATTAATTCCTTTTGAGCACTTTGTTTTAATAATTCATATAATGTACTCAATCTTAAATTAGCGGTTTCTTCTTCCTTAAAAACATCCATTAATCCCATATAAATTGTCTCCTTTTAACTTACCCATTTCTTCTTCCTTTCATCCACCCATTTTTGAAAACGGACATTCCCATTGATAATCTTTATAGGTTATAATCTCGTTCTTTATTATTTTCTTATCTACAATCTCTACCAATTGATTAAACTGTCCGCCGCACTCAAATCCTAGAATTTTAATATCAATGTTGTATTT